GTGTCTACGAAGTGTCATGCGTGACAACCGTTATCCAGGTTGGTCGAACACCATCTATCCGCATGAGGCTGCCCCATTGATAGCTAAAATTGTCTGGGAGAGACCAGAACTTATTGGTGAGATAACAGAGCAAGTAAGTTTGAACCCAGGTGGATTGCTTGATTACCATTACGTACCTTACAACGCTGACTTTCCATTTGATGACTGGCAACCTAGTGTGAGAGTTGTTTATCCATCAACAACGAAACCACTGATTACCGGCGGAGTTGCCCCTGCGCAGTGCCGCGCAAGTGATGACTCATGCGTTCAAGGACGTATTACTGAGACACGTAATATGGTTAAAACTCCACCACACTACCAACGCTATGTTGATGAGTTTAACGAACTCTTGGTTGGCGACAAACGCCTAACCGGCGTACCTGAGTCATTGGACTCAGTGTACGAGCAACAGAACCGTCCTACACAGCGTACTATCCTGAATCGCGTTATTAACTATCTTTACCAGTGCAAAGAGGTGGTAATCTCCGCGTTTCAGAAGAGGGAAGTGTATGGGAAGATAACACACCCCCGAAATATATCGACGTTGCCCGGGGACATCAAGGCACGTTATTCCGCTTACATTTACAGTTTGGCTAAGGGAGTGTTGTACATTCAGCCGTGGTACGCGTTTTCGCGAACACCACGGGAAATATCAGCGCGAGTGGCTGAAATCTGTAGAGCAGCAAAACATGTTGTTCCTACTGACTTCAGCCGCTTTGATGGCTACCACAGCCAGTTCCTATGTCAAGCTGAAGAAAGTTTATTGAAAACATACTTCCACGAAAGTTACCATCATGACGTTTTGTTGTGTGTGCGCAGTCAGTACAATGTGCGTGGTCGTACACGTCACGGTGTCAACTATGACACAGGGTTTTCCCGTTTATCTGGGAGCCCTGATACTAGCGCATTCAATACTTATGATAACGCGCTTGTAGCATATATAGCTTTCCGTCAGCTATATACGGGCTTAGAGGGCCGTGAAAAATCGTTCCGTGCCCTGGGTATCTACGGAGGTGATGATGGTCTTACACCAAACATCTCACCTTCAGTCTACGAAACAGTAGCTGGCAAACTTGGTTTGAAGTTGAAGACTGAGTTATTAATGCCAGGCGAGTTTGTTCCATTCTTGTCACGGTATTTTCCTGAAGCTTGGACAGGTGGTTTGGGGTCATTCACCGACCCCATACGTCAAGCACAGAAGTTGCACCTCACAACTTCTAGTATGGAAGTTACTGACGAAGAAGTTTGTTATCGGAAAGCACTCGGTTATCTACTGACCGACCCGCAGACACCCATACTTGCTGCTTGGTCGCGGCGAGTAATTAATGAGTTAGGCGGGTTGCCATGGGATGGGCAACCACAGGGATATAAAGATGCACGATGGTTTGAACATTACGAAAA